GGCGACATGACCGGCACGCGCGGCATCAGCTGATCGGCGATGAAGGCCACGTCGGGATTGCGGAAATTCACGGCGATCGCGGTCAGGACCGGATCGACGACAAAGGGAGTGGGGGTGCTCATGGATCGGCTCCTCGCAGATCAGGTGACAGAGTGGCGCGCGATGGCCACGTCGATGATGTCGCCGGACACACCCGCCTGCAGCGCGTATCCGATGGCGACGTTGCCAGCGCCGGCGGCAGCCGCAACGGCCCCGCCCGCGCCGCCCCGAACGGGCGCGCCCGCGCTGACCGTGCCCGCCAGTGCGGCCTCGGCCGAGCCGGACATGATCACGTCGACCATGTCGCCGGGGGCGGCGTCGAGCTGATCGGTGATGCCGATGGCGGCATCGGCGGCGGCGGTTGCGGGGACAACCCCGCCGGCCGCGCCGAATTTCACGACGGTGCGGCCGGTGATCGCCACCTCCGCGCGGAAGGATTTGATGAACGGTCCGGGGTTAGGCATTGTCGGCCTCCATGGTGTCTGCGATCTGGCGCACCGCCTCCGAGAAGCTGAGCGCGCGCCCATCCTTCTCGGCATCGCCCATGAGGCGCTTGGCGGCAGCGGTGATATCGGTATGGGTCTTGATGTCGGGAACGGCCTCGCCGCCCGCGCGCTCGCTGAAATCGATCAGCGGCCTGGCCTGCTTTGCGAGCAGGTCACGGAACCAGTCGCGCGGGCTCGCGGCCTTGCCCTCGGCAAAGCTGACCTCCTCCTCGGCATCGAGATGCTCCATGAAGGCCGCCATCTCGTCTTTCAGGCCGGGGGCGATGCGCCCGTCCTTGGCCAGCGCATCGAGCAGGGCCGCGTCCTCATTGCGGCGCACCTCCGCGCGGTTCTCGGCAAAGGCCGCTTCCTTCGCGGCGATCTCGGCCTCGCGCGCGTCGAGCGCGGCCTGCCGGTCTTCGGGGGTCTGCTTGTCCGTGCCGGACATGTCACTCTCTCCTTCTCGGGTTTCGGCCAGATCGACCAGGTCGATCAGATCGGCGGCCTTGAGGCCGAGCACCTTCGCGAAACCGCGCAGGCGCTCTTCGGGGGGCGTGGCGATCTCGCCGCGCAGGATTTGCAACACGGTGCCGCGCGCGATCCCCGCCTCCGCCGCCATGCGGTCGATCAGCGCCGAGCGCGCGGCGGCATCCCCGGCGCGCTCATCCAGCCGGGCGTTGAGGCGGCGCGAGAGATCGGTCTCGGCAAAGGCCGCGTCGGGACGCGCCTCGCGCTCGATCACGTTGCGCATGAATTCCTCGGTGGTGCGGATACCCTCCAGCTCATGGGCGGGCACGATCCGGTCGGCCACCTCCTGGCCCTGCGAGGAGAGCAGCCAGTCGCGCAGGCCGGAAACCACCCGGCGCAGCCCGCCAAAGCCCGCCGAGGCGATCCCGGCGATCTCGGCCTCCGAGAACGCGACCTCGACCGTCACCGCCTCGCCGTCCTCGGCGAACTCGGCCGCCTTGAGGCCTTTCACGGCGGGGGGCTGGGCGCCCAGGAAGCCCACATGCTTGAGATAGTAGCTGCCCGGCGCGGGGTTGGCGGCGGACGTCGGCGGATAGAAAGAGGCCGATATCCGCTTGAAGCGGCCCGCGCGGACCATCTCGGCAAATGCGGGCTCGACCTGGTCGGGCTCGGCAAAGAGCTCGGCCCCCTCGGCGCGCAGGCTCTTCACCCAGCCATAGGCGGGCGCGTCGGTGCGCGGGTGGCCCACGACGATCGGGGCCTCGTGCAGGGCCGGATCGTAGGCGGCGGCAATCGCGCCCACCTCGGCCTCGGAGAACTCGAGGCTTGCGCCCGACTGGGCGGTGTGGCGACCGGCGCGGAAAATGTGAAGCGGCTTTGTCATGGCCCGACACTAGGCCGGGACACGCGGGCATGTCAGATGAAGGGCTTCACCGGAAAGGCCAGGCAAGGCATCCCGCGCCTGCCGTCACCCTAGCGCCTGGCATGGGGGCCGGGCAAGCCTCCTTCGGGCAGAGGCGCTGAGCGGCCCGCTGAGTGAGCCTTCGGCGCGCGCGGGGGTTGGGTCGCGGACGGCCCGAGATGGGTATTGAAAGGGTATTTAACGGCGCTCTGAGGGGGTATCGGGGGGCGTGGCGGCGGTGACAGGTGTCTCCCGCGGCGGATTTGGCCCGAAACACGCACCCGGATCATGGTCCGGCGGCGGTCTCGAGATACTCCTCGATGGTGGCGACGATCGCGTCCCTGTCCTCCTGGCCGACCCCGAGATAGGGGCGCGCGGGGATGGCCCCCCAGGGGATCGACATGACGAACTCGCGCCCGTTCTTGTCCCGCCCGATGCGCGCGCCGAACTCCCCGGCCTCGGCCCCGAACTGCATCACGGCGGCCTGGATCACATTCGACCCCCAAACGACGCGGTCCGCCGACGGCTCGGCATTGATCGTGGTCGAGAGGGTCCGCGAGGGGCCGATCAGGGGCCGGGTGGGCTGGCCGTCGCCGCGCCGCCGATACGCCTCGAGCGTGGCCGCGCTCTTGGGCGCCCAGGGAGTGCCGTCCGGATCGGTGCCGTCCGTGAAGTTCTGCCGGGTGCTGTCGACCATCAGCTCGCCGATGTCCTGCATCACCGGTGTCATGTCGGTCAGGGCCGCGGACACGCGGGCGAGCGCCCGGCTGATGTCCTCTTCATTGATTTCGACGGTGATCATGGCTATTCTCCTGTTGTCGGCTGTGCATCCACCCACCGCATTCAGGTTGCGGGATCGCGTAGGGGCGTACGGGAGAGGTCAGCCGATGTTTTCCACCCAATACGTCAAGAGCACGAGCCGCTGGCGACGCGGCCGCAAGACGAAATGCGCGACATGGCGCCGAGCGCCGATTGCCTTGGTCAGGCGCAAGACCCGTGACTGCACGCTACGGGCATCCATCCATTCAAAGCTGTCCGGGTTCTGAAATATCTCTGGCAACCGACCAAAATCTGCCGGGGTGACCGCTATCTGCCCCCGCGCCGCTTCGCGCTCCCGGTTCCCGTGTCGGGCAAAAACATGCCGGATGGCATCCGCGTCCATGGCCACGTCGTATCGGTCCAGATCGCGCTGCGCACCCTCGCGGTAGCGCCGCGCCTGCGCAGTGGTCATCAACCCGAGGGTCCGGATTGGCTCCGTTTCCGAAATTGTTCTTCGTGCGGCCACGGTGTTCGCCGCCTCGACGCGCGCCGCGTATCGCCGGATTTGATCGGCCAGGGACGGCAGGCCCCGGTATCCTTCTATCAGAGGGTCCCGTGTCCTGTTTGGCAGGCTGGTCAGGTAGGCCACCGCGAGGCTATACCGCCAGTCGACAACCTTGGCTGCCATCGTCCGGATATCATCCGTCACGCTGGCCCCGGGCGTGTAATCCCAGCCCTTGTCGATGCCAACGGGTGCCCCGGTGCGCGGATCGAGGGCCTGCCAATTCGGCGGCAGGCGCTTGTCGGGATCGCCGCCACGCCTGCGCGCCCCGGCCTCACTGCGCGCACCGATCACGTAGCAGCTGCAGCCCCAGCCATTGGGTGGACCATGGGTGATCCAGAACGGGTGATCGGGCGGCAAGACCAGCCCGTCCCAACCCAGATGGATCACGCGTGGCTCGGTCGATCCGCCGTGACGGTAGATCCAGAACGCAAAATTGCCCTCGACGAGCTGCGCCATGCGACCCGCCGCATAGCTCGTGGCGATGTTCGTGCGGTAGATGACCCGCGTGCGCCAGGCCTCGCCGCGCGTGCTGCCCTCCCCCGTCCAGCCGTGCCAGCCGCGCCGGGTGACGGTGGCGCGAAAGTCGCGCCGGAATTCCTCGAGCGAGGTGCCTTGCGAGATGGCCTTGTCCACCGACGCGGCCAGATCGGCCAGCAGGTCCGCCTTTTGCGCCCCCGCCACCATGAAGGCGCGGTCGTGCTGGGCGCGGGTGATGTCATCCCAGCGCGCCGTCGGCACAAGGTTACCCAAGCGAAGGCGGAAGGCGGCGATCTGTTCTCGGAACGGACGCCGAAACGTCGCGGAAAGATCAGCCACTGTCTTCCTCCAGCGCCGCGCGGCCCCCGGCATGGGCCGCTGTCAGGGCATCGGCGATCACATCGCGGAGCGCGGCGTCGTCGATGTCCGGAAACGCGGCCAGCAGGCGCTCGCGGAACTCGCCGAGGCTGGTTGCACCTTCCAGCATCGCCTCGATCTGTTCGAGCATCGCCAGCATCGGCGCCGTCGCCTCCGCTGCCAGCCGCTCCGCGACCGGTCCGAGCGGACCGTCAAGCGATCCGTCATGTTCGGCGAAACCCGCCTCCGGGGCCGCCTCCGCACCGGGGCTGTCAGCATGGGGGACGCGCTCATAGCCGTCGCCATAGGTCTCCTTCACGCGCTCCTCGGTCATCTGCCAGCCGATGGCGTGCAGCTTGGCGTCGCGGTCCACCGCCGCGGCGGTATCCTCGGGGTCCTCCATCTTGCGCCAGACCATCGGCGGGGCCACGCCCGGGAAATTGAACTCCGACAACCGCGCCACCGGTCCCTCGTTGAAGCTCTGGCAGACCAGGTCCGCGTCGGATTTCTTGACCGCATCGCCGACATCGGCATGGACCTCCGCCTGGCTGCGGCTCGACCCGTTATCGGTCGTCATGGTCTGCGACAGCACGATTTTCGAGATCGCGGCATCCATCGTGTCATGCAGCGCCTTGTAATCGAGCGTGCTGGCCCCCGAGGGCGCGGACAAGAGCTCGATATCCATGCCCTCGGGAATGATGATCCCCGCCTCCGAGCGGATCGCCATGACCGCGTCGAGCAGCTTCTTCTGATCCTCCTCGCTCGCGTTCGGTTGATACTTGCCCCGCGCCGTCGGCATCCCGAACTTGTCCAGCGCAATGAGCCACAGCTTCAGCCCGTTGCGCTTGAACCACACCGGCCAGTAGAGCCAATGCGCAAGGCCCAGACCGTAGGGCTCGTCATCGTGATCGGCACCCGTGGAGAACACCCAGAACTTCTCGGCGGGCATCTCCTCACCCAACAGCATGTTGGACATGGTCAGCAGGCGCAGGCCGCACTCCTCGTCGAAGCGGAACCGCACCCGGTCGCGCACGCGGATTTCCTCCCAGCCCCAGAGCCGGCCGTCGCGGCGGAACATCTGCTCGGCGACTGAGTAGCCGTAGAAGAGGCCCCAGAGCATCTTCTCGGTCAGCCGGTCGAACTTCATGGCGGCCAGCTCGTCACGCAACCAATCGGCGGCGCGGGCGGCCGCCCGGCTCTCGTCGCCCGCCACCACCTCCCATTCGCGGCTGGTGACGGCCGATATCCGCTGCGTCATCACCGATTTGACCTGTGGATCGGTCAGGATCGGCCTGTAGATGTCGAAACTGCCGCCACCCCGCGCGCGCAGGATCGGGTCCGTGGGCTCCAGCAGCGGGCCGATCCAGGGCCGGGTGATGTCGCGCCCGCCCCCGATCCCGGCCAGTTCCATCGGGTTGCGCAGCCGCACCGATCGCAGCCGCATGGTCGAGGTCTTTCTAGCCATCTCCGAACCCTCCGAAATCCAGGCCGCCG